GCGCTTGAGTTGCGGAGGTATGCTTGTGCGGCGTAAGAGGCATAAGTCGGTGTGGTGTAGTTTCCGTCACGCCAGATGTCTCCACCTTGTCCGCCTGCGATAGGGTTTCCGAAAACCTCGACGAACTCTGAAAATGAGTTTACTTTCACGGGGCGCATTGCTGGACCTCTCTCGGTGCGTCCAATGATGACTGGACCTATCTCCGCTCCAACTGCTGGCAACTGGGAGTTGTCAATCTCGTTGATGAAGATACCTGGTGAAATGAATTTGAATGATTTAACTGGCATTATGTGTTATCTCCTTGCAGCATTATAACATAATCTTCGAAATAAGTATTTATATTCGTATTATCGTAAGTAAATAGTTGATGAAAAAGCTAAACGCATAAATAAATAGAGACTACTCTCTATAAAACGGAACATTACCACTGAGGTGTATATTCTCGTTTATGTCTCCGAATATAACTCTTTCTCTCGGCATCTTTATTTCTACTGCGTTCTCTCTGCGAACTATCTTTGGTTGCTCGGCGTTTTTGTCTGCTCCCATTACATATCCGATGACTCTGAATGATACTTCTGATTTGTATCCTCGCTCATCTTCTCCGAGGGAGGAACCGTTGCTTTCTATTGAATAATCTGAATCAACGAAGACTTCAAATCTGTGCCCGTCTTTTTGAGCGACGAAGTAGTTTATACCACCTGGTGCCGTCATAAACGGGGTTAGTATCTCGTTCATTTGCTGCTGATACTCTGTCTTGACTGTTAGTTTGTATGTTGCTTCGAGATAGACGGGGATGGGCATTGTGAGAGTTTCGTATACTACTTTTTTATTTTGTTTTCTCGGATATGTTTCTTGCCCGTTGCCGACATTGAGAACAACTCTTTTTGAGTCGGCGTTGGCGAAGTTGGCGGTTTTGTCTTGTTTTATTACCCTGCCGACGGTTATGGAACCGCCTTGGACATCGTTGATGTTTGAGATGGGGGCGTAGACTGAACCTCTCTTTGAGATGTCTTTCGCTATTGACATTCTCTCAACAGTCATTAGTGGATAGATGAGGACACCGTTGTTGTCTCTTAGTTCTCTGTCGTGTTTTATCTGGTATGCTCTTTCGGCACCTGTCCAATAGAACGGCACTTTCTTCCAGCCCTTGTTGGTGGTACAAGAGATGTCCAGCGTGTCGTCAACATAGTCAAAGAGCGCCCTGTCGATAGTTTCGATGGTTGAGGGCTGGAACGGCACTTCTCCCAGTTTTACATCAGTTGGCATCGAATAGTCCCTCTCTGGATAGTGTACACATCGCTGTTATCTCGAACTTGTGGTCTATTTGTCCGAATAGTTCTCTTGGTTGCGAGAGTGTTGAGATTTCATAGTGTAGTCCTCCGTAGAGAACGAAGTCGCCTTCTCGAACGAATAAATCTTGATCTTCGGTTAGTCTTCGCTTATGGAAGTTGACGGTTATCTTGCTTGACTTATCAAGTCCGCTTGCGTCGTCTGCTTTTGTCTGGATGCTTTCGAAAGCAACGAGGGCGTAGACACGGACTGGTGGGAGGAATGACTTCTCTATTGCCTCTCCGTAGATATCGTTGTATTGTGTTATGTTTCTGTCTATTGGATAATAGACTACTTGTTGTCCGACGACTCTTTCTATGAGTTCGTCGTTTACTGCTTTTACAAGATTTCTTTCCTTCTCTCCGAGAAAGAGTGGTGGAGGAGGTGCGTCTGGTTGACTCCATTTATTATCATCTGACATTATTTATCCCCTATCCAACGAAGACACCTGCTGGAACCCTCTTAGTTATAGTCTCTACTGAGTCTGCGATAGATGCGTCCTTCTCTGCGAGGACTTGATAGGTGAGTTGATCTAGAACTTCTTTGAGTTCGTCTCTTAGTTTGGTTTGTGTTTCTCTACCCTCGGTGATAAGTGCGCTTCCGTTGAGCGTTACTGATTCACCTGGTATTGGAATAGTGGCGAACTTGGAGCGTGTCTGTCCAAGCGTCTCTTTACATAGGGCGAGAGTGAAGCGTCGTATCCATTGCTTACCGATGGAGTTCACATTTGCGTATGGGATGTTGGCGAACGGCAATGTGTTCATATTGTTGATGCCGTCAACTCCTGATGCTGCTCCTGCTGCGGTATTCGTTTCATCCCAAGCGTTGCTCATTATGCGGAAGTCAAACCAGTAGTATTTAGGTGTGACTGAACCTGGTGATGTTGGGGATGGGAAAATCTTTAGTTTGTCGTGGTGGAGTTCGAACGAGTAGTGTGAGTTTCTGGTGTAGATAGAGTCTTCGAACGCCATTGCTTGTGCTTTGTTTTGCCAGACTGGAATAAGTTGGAAAGTCGAGTCGTCAGCGTACTGTCCGTAGTTTGAAAGATTTCCGACGGTGTTGAGTCCGCCGTAATATCCAAAGAAGCGCCACATCGCTGCTGGCGTCTTGTAGTACACCTTCTCGATGACTATCTTATTGCCGTTTATTAGTCCCGTGAAAGGAACTGGATCGCTTGTTGCTGGATCAGCGTTGGTGTCCGATGAGGATGAGAGGATGGAGTATAAATCATATTCCTGCTGTCCTGATACGGCTTCGAATGATGCGGAGTAAATGATGGAGTTTGCGCCGATGCCTGCTTGTCCGCCGTATCCCTCTGTTAGTCTCTGGATGTGGGCGAATGTTGTTCTTGGGTATTTGAGTGCGACATCGGTGTCGCCTGTCTTTGACTCTCCGTCGTGGTCAAACGTGCCTGTTGACATTCCCAATACATCTGATAGGATGTTTTTTGACTGGTGCATGTTGACGATGTAGGAGTATTCTAATACTGCTTCTTCGTAGGCGGCATAGACACTACCCGTTGTCAACTCAATATCCAAGATGTCTCCACCGAGTTTCTGATAGGTGTATGCTACTTGGTCTGACGCTCCAGATAGGAAGTCTGTGGAACCTGTGTAGACACCGATGGGACAGCTTGCTGCGACGGATGCCGCAGAACCCGTTGAAGGAAGCACTATTGCGCTAACTGTTGAACCTGGTGTGAGTGTTGGTATTGCCATATTCTATATATCTCCTCTCCATAAATAGTCTGCAATATTGACTAACGCAAATAAAAAAAACGCCCCCGACTCAATAAAGAGAAGGGGGCGAGTTTAATGTTACGAGTTATCTCTTAGAGATCACGAACGATAACAAGTCCATACATATCTGGACGAACCATCTTCTTGCCGTAACGAGTCATCACGCCCTTGCGAGGCACGAAGTCTTCGGTTCCGAAGATAGTAGGAGTTACCTGTAGTGGGACGTATGGTGAGTATACATATCCACTTTCGAGGAATGAACCACCCTTGCGTCCAACAAGAATAACGTTACGTGGGAAGTAAGGATCTACGTATACATCCCACTTCTTGCTGAGAGAACCAGTCTTAACTGCTCCGACAGTACCGCGATCAGCATCACCAGTGATGTTCGCACGGAAACCAGCGGTAAACTCAAGAACGTTGGCAACTTCTGGACCACATACAAGGAAGTTTGCACCACCTCGAAGAGTCTTACGGTGAATTGCCGCAGAAACGTCGTTTACAGTCTCAACAAGAGTCTCGTACCACTCTGAAACAGTACCAGTGAAGTCAGGAGTAGCGGTTGAAGCGCCAATCTCTGCACCAGTTGTACGGTTTACAAAGCGTCCAGCAGCGCGTGACCAGTACATTGTACTAGCAGTCGCACCCTTGATAAGGTCTTCAAGAATCTCACGATCAATCTCAAGAGCGATTTGCTCAGAAAGGATTGAAGTAAGTTCAACCTCCGCATCCAAGTTGTGGTATGCGTTGAGGTCTTGACCTAACTCTGGTGTCCACTTAGCCTTCAACTTCTTGGTGATTGCAGTGATGCTCACTGAGTCAACCTTGATGTCGATTTCTGGGATTGCAGTTTGGTTCTCAAGACCCCAAGTAGTATCACCTACTACAGCGCCGATAGCGTTAGCTGTGCCCGCTGCTGGTGTTCCGTCGAATGGATCGATGGTTGGGAAGTCCAAAGATGCTGATGATCCGATGATAGTACCACTCATAGTTGCAACAGATACAGAAGCATCTATAGATGCGAATACACACTGCAAGCTTGTTCCATCGGTAGTAGAAAGCCTACGAATATGAGTAGCCTGATTTGCATCAATTGCCACTAAGTTACGAAGGTTTACATCACCTAATCCAGTCAACGGCGTACTTGCTACAAGTACAGTGGTTGTACCAGATGTAAAGTCAGGATCGTAGCGGCAAAGCTTATCAAGAGCGTCGTCGTTGAGTCCGTAAACACCACTATCAACTACAGTCCATGCGAGAGCCGCAGAGGAAGCTGTTGGTGAAGAGTATCCGTTGTTGAGGTTATAGAAACTGTCTTCAGCAGAATCGCCAGAAAGTGAAACACCGCCTGTGATTGCCTGACCGACAACTCCACCACCATACAGTGACTCACCTAACTCTGAACCTAACTTAGTGTTTTCGAACGTAAAGTCGAGGAAGAAGATGAGTCCTGATGGAAGGCTCATTGGTTGAACGCTTACGAGATCGTTAGCGATAAGTCCACCGAATACACGACGAACGATTGGGAATGCTACAGCGGCGAAACCTTCTACGTCTCCGCCTGCCATTGAGGAAGCCTCACGAAGAAGCTCCTTAGCTTGGTTTTCAAGTAGGCGTGCCATAGAGTTACGCTTGCGGTCATTATCAATGCCCTCAAGAAGTCCTGTGCGCTCCCACTTGGTTAGAAGGGCTGCGCCCTCCTTAGAGAGATCGCGGTCTACGATACCCTCGGTTAGTTTATTAAGAATTGACATCTTAGTTATCTCCTTTAATGCCTGCTAATGCTCTCATCCTGTTATATTGTGGATTTTGAGCATTTGGTTGTTTAGTTGTCCTCGAAGAATTACGAGGGAGTGTTGGAGAAGATCTGTCAACTGCTTCGCTTAGTGATTGCGGGACACGCTTTGTGCCTCCCACTGCGCTTTGAAGTGTATCATAGATTACCTTCGCCTCTTCTACAGAACCAGCAGTTGAAATAGACTCGACAATTCTTGTTCGTTGTCGCTCATTCAAGGAGTTGCTTTTCAAGACACGGTTTGTGTAAAGTAGTCGAGCGTTGGATAGATTGACATCTTCCATTCGCTCATTAAGTGTGGTAAGTGTTATTTGAAGCTTTTCGTTTGAAGCGGTGAGTTTCTCAACCTGTTCCAAATACATATCTGCTTCTTCTCTTGCCTTTTGGAGAGCTTCGTGCTCTTCGGCAAGTTCATCGTCTTTTAGATTAGCGAGAGTTGCCTCTTGCCCTTCCAAGTCTGCCGATGTTGGAGTTGTTCTTCCGCCGAGTCCTTGTCCTGGCATTCCGACATCAACTCTGAGTTCTTCTGCGATGGCGTTGAGTAGAGTTTCGTCAAGTTCGATTTCTTCGTCTGCCTCGGCGAGTTCTGCAACATCGAGAGTTACAGTTTCTTTGTCATCGCTGCCTGATGCTTCGACTTCTTCGTCGAGAACTTCTTCTGCTAAGTCTTCGTGAGTTTGTTCTGCCTCGGTGACGCCTTCTTCATTGAGGGCTCTTTCGAGTGCTTCCAAATCTAGCGAAACTTTGATTGCTCCGTCGTTAGGTTCATTTGCGTAGGGAACTTCGTTCATTACGGGACTTTCTTCGGATTCTTCTTCCTCATCAAGTTCCTCTTCGAACTCTTCGCTTAGAAGGGACTCGACAGCCGCCTTCACTTCTGAGGAATATTTTTCAACTATTGACGCTTCGGCATTTTTCATTGCTGCCTCTCGTAAGGCTTCGGCGTCGATTATAGCTTGTTCAAGCAAGGTGGACATATTTTATAACTCCATGAAATAATAATTATCACAAATAAATAGTATTACGAAAAGCTAAATGACTTATTTGTTTTTTGCTAAATATTTTCTACTATTATCCGAAGCTATTTTATGGGCAAATTGCTATTAGTTGCCAGAACCACTGATATAAGGATCTAGCTGATCGAACTCCCATACAGTTGTTACTACAGAGATTCCTGGATAGTTATTATCTGTTGAGTCTCCAGAATAAAACCTCAGCCCGACAATTGAACCTGTTCCGAATGCGAAGGTTCCAGTTGTATTGGTTCCTCCGAGAGTGCCTTGTCCGTTCAACACATTGATGCCTCCGACACGCATATATCCTGGCCAACTAGATGCAGTAACTTGTCCTACTACTGATAGCGAACTGTCAATAGTGCCGCCATTGAGGGTATTCACATCACCCACTTTCAGTTCAAAATTTGGTTGCCCCTTGGAAGGATCTTGTTTGGCTGCGGTGGCTGGGAACCAATATGTTACACTTACGAGTCGTCCCGAGGAAGGAGCTAAAAAACCATTCCGATAATCCAGCGTATTGCTAACGATACTTCTATTATATCCGATGTCAATATATCTCCCTGCGTCGGCTTGCGTTCCGTTGGCAAGGTTGAACCCAGAAGATATGTTGTGGAGCATCCTTCCGCGAACTGCGCCGAGTCCTTCATCGCTAGAGTCAACTTCAAGGACTTGAGTTGAACCACTTACAATTGTCAGAGAGCCTGTTGCTACTACATCACCTGTAAGTGGGAATGGATTGCCTGCTGCTGGTGTTGTCACAACAACTTGGTGAGAACTGTTGAGTGCGAGGAAACTACCTGCGCCGCCAGCAGTACCAGAAACCACTGTTCCGCCTGGGTAGTCCATACCTATGCTACCACCCATTAGCTCAATACCTGTGGCTGAACCTGAGATAACTAGCCTGTTTGTAGATGCTTCATCATATTTAATGACTGCATCGCCATCGGTTCCGAATACCATGTTCTTATCATCGGCTATTGCGACTTGCTCACCGAAGGCTGCTCCCTGAGAGGCTGTTATTTGTCCGACAAAGGTTGAAACGTGAGCGGCTTCCATACCTATGGTTGAACTTCCGCTAACCGTAAGCGATCCAGAGACGATTACGTCTCCATCGACATCTAAATCGGCGTTGGCGCTCGTCTTGTTACCTATACCAACGAATTTGGTTGATCCAAAGACGCGGAGTGGGTTTTCGCTATTGGTTCGGAAAATAATATCTTTACTTTGCTCACTCTGAATAAACAAGTGTTCCGAACTGTTTATAACCATTGACGCTGCGTCGGCTCCATCCTTCTTGAAGACTATCTCTCTTGTAGCGTCAGTATCTAAGGCATGAAGTACCAACAATTGGGCATCAGAACCAGTTATTTCTACCGCTCCTGTGATTCGCGTGAGTGGACTGTCTATAATGACTGAACCTCCGCCGAGGTACAATCCTGTGGAAGAACCTGAAACAATTAAGGTATCTGAGCCTGCTTCATCATATTTGATGATTGAATCGCCTTGATCGCCGAAAACCAAGTTTTTGTCATCGACTATCATCACCTGTTCGTTGAAAAGAGCGCCTTGCGATGCGGTTAGTTGACTGGCAACCGTTGTAATATCAGAGGCTCCGTCGCCCAAATATGCGTTGCCGCTTGTAATAAGCAGTCCCGAGGTGGTGTTGAATTGTCCCATTGCGCCAGATATACTAGTAGCTGAGATTCCTGTTAGCGTTGAGCCATCGCCATAGAAGGCGGAGGCGGAGATGTTCGTTGATGCAGACAAAGGACCGTTGATAAACATAGAACCAGTAAACTGATGCGTGTCGTCGGCAGTATCGCCGAAGATAGTATCTCCACTTGCGGAAATGTTTGTTACCGTCTTGTCGATAACGTTGACGTTGTATTGGTTAGCAGTAAGGGTTCCTGATATCTCGACGCTACCAGTTATTGCCAATAAACTAGATGCAGTGTGATATACGAAGTTCGACGAGCCAGATACGGCTGTATTGCCGCCTGAGTCTGCTACTCTGTATTGAATTGAACCCGTTGGCCCACTTGCAGATACTACTGCCGTTGAATCAATGTATGCCCATGAAAATTCTGCCATTTACTGTCTCCGACTTAAAGTGTGTTTACGCCGAGGAAGACTGATGCTGCTCCGCCTGAACCCCATGAATAACATTCGACATGAACTCGCTCGATACCCTTTATCGGGATAATGCTATATACCTTAGTGTTATTCGCAACAGTTAATGTCACTGGATTATTTCCACCA